ACGTGCCGAGGCGTGCCGCCGCCGCGCGGCCCTTAGCAATATTCAGCGCATTTGGTTCGTCGGGGTCGCCTATGTGGAAAGCGAGAGAGACCGGCGAATAGAGCAGAGACTCAAGGTCGTCCAGGTAGGCGAAGCACTTGTTGTACATCGCGGGCCCGTCTGGATTGTCTGACCCGAGAAGGTAATAATTCCTGTACATCCCGCCTCTGGTGATGCGCGCCATTTGCGACTGTGTGCATTGCTCGACCAGCCCGCGCACGAAACGCTCAATCTTCGACCCGGGGATTTGCATCGGTAGTACCCTCTAGCGGAATGTCACACCGTATGTTGACAGGTGCGGCTTTTCGCGGATAGGGGCGAAAATATCCGAGCGGGATCAGGTTGTGCTCTCTCGCTCTCAACGCAAGACCAGGAGACACCGATGAAGCGTCGTCACAAGCGCGGCAAGCGCAAGTAAGCGGATAGCAGCGCCGCGGGGCGGGACCAGCGTTTCTGGCATCCCTATACCCAACTTCCGTCTCGCGCCGCTCGTCCACGTCACTTTCGTCTTGCTGCCGGCGCATTGAATTCGTAGGGGCTACGTGCCGGAATTGCCTCCCCCGATGCCTGGTGCCGCTGCACCGCCTCATCCTCCCGGGATGGGTGGGCCGATGCCGCCTGGCGGAACGGGTCCGGGCATGGTGCCGCAAGCCATGGCAGGGGCCGGCGCGCAAGCTGTCGCTGCCGTCAAGATGGCGCTTGAAGCTCTCCAGAAAGCTCTGCCCGGATTGCCGATGGGCTCAGAGCTTCACACCGAAGTTCTCAAGGCCGTCGGCGGCATTGCCAAGCATCTCGAACAGAGCCAGGGCGACGCAGGCTCCGTTCTTCAGCAACTTTCGGCCATGGCCAAACAGGCCCAAGCCGACCCGCAGCGCGCCGCAATGCTGCGCGCCCTGTCCCCGCAACCTGGAGGGGCACCACCCCCAGCGCCGCCGATGGCGGCATAGGAGAGCAAAATGGCCGGTCGCATACCGCGTGCTTACGTCGAAGAGGCGCAGCAGAACAATTCCACGATGGTCTACGTCAACGGCGGAGACTTTGCGAAAATGGGCATCGGTGCCCGTTCGTCCGGCCTGCCCAAGGGCGATGCCGCACCGAACAAGACGGGCATGAATCTCGAGCATGTCGGCGGCACGGCAGGAAAGAAATAGGCCATGGCCGAGACCCCCGCTTCCAATCCCGAGTCGCGGCCCGATCCGGTAACCGATCGGGCGCGCGCCCTCGTCAATAAGCTGTGGGGCGATCCGGAGCTTGGCGCCAAGGTCCGCAAGGCGGCAAAAGACTTGTTCCCGGACGTGAGCATTCCGGAGGATCAGGTCGATCCGGTGATCGCACCGCTCAAGGGCCAGCTTGAGGCAACACAAGCCGAGCTCAAGGCGCTCAAGGAAGAGCGCGAAGCCGAGAAGAGAGCGGCAGCGGAAGCTGCCACGCAGCGCAGCCTCGAATCCGCTTTGGAGGCGGCACGCAAGAAATATTCGCTGACCGACGAAGGCTTCGCCAAGATGGTCGAGCGGATGAAGGAAAAGCAGAACTTCACCGATGCGGAGTCTGCTGCGGCATGGGTTGCCTCCGAAACCCCGCCGCCCAAGCCGACCAGCGGGCCGTCCTGGACACCCCAGGCCCTCGACCTCTACGGCTCCAAGCACGCCGACGAGAAATTCAAGCTCCTGCACTCCGACCCGGACGCCTTCTTCGACATGGAAGTCAAGGACATCCTCGACGCGGCGGCGGCATAACCAAGGAACCGGATAGATGGCTCTCCCGACTACATATCAATCGCCGATCCTTGGCAGCGGCATTGTCCCTTCGGGCGCGCTCGGCGCCCAACTCGGTGCTATCACAAGGCGCGCCTTCATTCCGAGCGTCTACGTCCAGATTTACCAGTCGCACCCGTTGCTCAGTCTCTTTATGAGCAACGCCAAGGCGGCCAAGGGCGGCATTTCCCAGGTTACGTTCCCCATTCAGGGCGCGTCGTTCGTGTCCTTCAGCTGGGGCGGCTTTGCCGGCGACTTCCCGATGCCGACCGATGAGGCAGCCCTGCAGAACGCAGCCTTCAACCTCAAGCTCGGCATGGTGCCGGTCGGCTTCTTTGGGATGGAGGCCATTCTCCAGAGTTCCGAAGTCGTCATCCCCAAGCTGCGCGCGGTCATGAGCGATACCGCAGTGGTGATGAAGCAGGCGTTCGCGTCGGCGCTCTACACCAACAACTACGGCAATACCCAGGCGTGGGATTCGCTCGCGCAAGCCTATGACGACGGCACCAATGTCCCGTCCTACGGCGGTATTATCCGCGCCAACACGGCAGGGTCTACGGGTACGGTCTCGCCGTACTGGAATGGCCAGCTCATTACGGGTGCCGGCGCAACACCGAATACCCGCGTCGGCATGGCCCAGCTGCTGTCTCGCGTGCAGGCGGGTGCCGGCGGCGAAGCGCCCGATTACGCGGTCATGAACCCGGCCAACTGGGCCGTGCTCATGGCCGATTTCATGAACCTGGAGATGTTCACCACCAAGCCGCGGTCGATCTACGACAAGGACGACGTGGTCAACGCCGGCTTCCGCGCCATCCGGGTTCTTGACACGCCGATCTTCCCGGATCCGTTTTGCCCGGTCGGATCGATGTTCATCGTCAATTCGCGCTACGTCGGCATGTATATGTCCGAATACGCGCCGATGACCTTCTCGGGTTTCGAGAGCCAGATTCCGGTGGGGCAGATCGCCGATATCGGGGTGCTGATCTCGTGCGCCGATCTGACCTGTTCCAAGCCGTCGAGCGGCGCCCAGGTGACCGGTATTACCGGCGTCGCGTGGCCCGGTCTTTCGACGCCTGCAGTCATCTGAGGGTGAGTTAACCGGCGGTCGACAGAGTCAAGGCCGTTGCAATGAAACAAGGTTAGGGGCGCGGCTCGGCCCGGATGGAGACATAGATGCCCGTCAATTTTGGTGGTCCCGGCGTACTTCCGAGCCTTGGCAGCCTCGACAGCAACGTCATTTCGTTGCCGGCCGGCGCGGTCTGGCTGATCCCTTCCGGCCGCTGGCAGACCAAGCCGGGCAAATACACGGTCATCCAGGAATACGATCCTGTGGCGCAATTCTGGCGCACGATCGGCGGCGGCAGCGTGGGCGGCTCCATGGAGCGCATCGTTTCGGACGGCGCGAATTATCGTCTCGCCAACCAGACCGGCTGCGTGGTCGGCGCGCTCATCACCAACGGCGGCTCGGCCTATACGTCGGCGCCGACCGTGACGGCGACGGGCGGCTCTCTGTGGCGCGGCATCATCGGCGGCGCTGTGAGCACGTCGGTTACCGTCTCCAATGGCGGCTCGAATTACACCTATCCCCCCAGCGTCTGGTTCCCGCCCCCTCCTCCCGGCGGCATCCAGGCAACAGGGCATTGCACCCTGTCGTCTGGGGCGGTTTCGACGGTCGTGATCGACGATCAGGGCGCCGGTTACGCGACCGCTCCGGTCCCGATCTTCGTCAACGACCCCCGCGAGGGCGTCAACGGCGTGACAATGGGCGCGGGTGCAGCGGCGGTCACGTCGCTGACTGGCTCGGGCACGCTGACCGGACTGATCTGCATCGATCACGGTCTGCCGCAGACTTCCGTGCCTTCGCTGGCGATTACCGGTGGCGGCGGTTCGTCCGCGGCGGCCACGGCGATCATGTGCTGGACGGTCACCGCCTACGCGGTCTCCAACTCGGGCACGGGCGCGACCGGCAATGTGATCATCACTGTGTTCGACACATTCCCGTCGACCTCGCCGGCCTATACCAACGTCACGACGCAGAAGCAGCTGGTGAAAACCCGCAACGCCTCCATCCTGGCGGGCCTGACCACGACGGTCGGCAACGTCACGACAGCCGGCGCGATCGTCTATGACGGCGGCATTTTCACCGCGGTTCCGACGGTCTACACGACCACATCGAACGCCGCGGCCGGATCGACCGAGCCCGTGCTGACGTTCACGTGTGGCGGTCAGACGGACATTTCGATCATTCAGCCGACATAACGAGAGGAGGGCGGGTAACTGCCCTCCCGCCCTCTTGCGTAGAGAGGGTCCATGTCGCTTACGGACTACATCACCGACACGCAGGCCATCCTGCACGATGCGAACTCGCTGTTCACATCGCAGAACATGCTCGTCCGCTATATCAACACGGCGCGGCGGCAACTGGCCAAGCGCACGGGCTGCATTCAGCGGATGATCACCGGGCAATCGGCGTTCGGCGCGGGAGCCCAGGCCGGATCGATGATTCCCGGCGGCGGCCAACCCGGCGCGGTTCCGGGCGCCCTGCCCAATGCCCAAGGCAATACG